CTAGCCCCATCCGTTCCCCAAAAGGCAAAATCATAATCAACATTGTCGCCGAATAAATTATAGTCGATAATTACAGTTTCGTCACTTGAGTCTATTGCCTTTAAAGAAGATTGCAAGGACGAGTCTGGCAATACAGTTGTAGAAAAAACTTCACCATCCCTTCTGGCATACATCACAATATGACGATTATTTTCACCTTTTTTAATTTCAAATGAAAGTTTGCACTCCTCTTTATTTTCGAATATTGCATTAATAGTTGGCGCTCCAATATTTTTCGCAGAAATACTCGACTCAAAAGAGAGTCCAGTTTCAATAATGTCAAACTTGCCAGAATTATGTTGCATTGCAAAAATATTATAAAGCGACGAATCCTGCTCTTCAACACGAATCACTTTATAAAGTTCAAATTCACAGTTGTCAGCTATATTTCCAGACTGTTCGATGGCAAAAATTAAATTATTAGTGACACTATACTCCCCTGTATTGAATTGATTCATTCCAGCGCCAGTATAAGAATCGCCAGTGAAATACATTGTTGTTAAACCATTATTGTGAGAAATGGTTGTCGGGCCGCCGGTAAAATAAACTTCTTGAATTGCTCCCCTTTTTAAACCACTAATATTTGTTGAATTAAAATCGGAACTCTTATCAACCAATGAAGATTCATAAGAATAAGTTGGTGTAGCCAAGGAGAATTTGTAAGTTTCGTAATTGTGTAAAGGTATTTTTCTATCCAATGTAATAACTGCACCACTTGCGTTTGGATAATCATAGATTTCGGTTTTTAAAGTGCGGCCACTGTATCGTTTTTTAGTTTTATTTTCATCAAATATCTTAATCACATCGCCTGGTCTATAATACTGGGCGTCCATTCCCATTTGGAAATTAACCGTTTCCGTCTCAGTTCTTTCAGTCGTCAATATCCATTTCCCAAGCCGAAAGGCTTGCCCTCTACTAGCACAGCCAATCGCCGTAACATCTCTTTGAACTAATCCATACTTCCTAATACCCTCTGGGTCTTCAATATATTCGACTGCTGGATTATAATTGTTTAACTTATCATTATATCTAACAAGGGCAACAGTGTGTCTACTCTTTTTACTTGAACTTGAATAAACAAAATTGCCATCAACAACATTGGCGTTTGTTAAAATAAAACGAGGATCTTTCGGGGCGTCTTGACTAACATCAATAGAGCCGCCAATATAATATGTCATTCCTCTAAAAACACTTGCTAAATCATTTATAACTTGATAAGCGTCATCCTGTTGGGCAAGATAAACATTCGTTTCGAAACGAGGCTCCAGTCCAGAATATGGAGACTCAGAAGGGGCATAGCCGTCTCTTACCAATCCATTGCAATATTGAGAAATTTGATAGAGAGACCATTTGTCAACTAAATCCTCATCAATATAATTCCCAACGCCATATCTTTTATTAGTTAAAATATCATAAAATGTCCAAGTTGGATCACTCGTCCACTTTTTTTCAGTAGAAAAAGTCCCATCCCAATCTCCATCATAACTTCTTGTAATTGGGTCAAAATTGTCCGGCACTTTAACTTTTAACATTTCAACATCATAAGTTGTCTCCGGCACTTCAGAAAAGAACTCAGCATCATAAAGATTTGACGCCATTGCTGAATTTGGATATCGAAAAGTTTGATTATAGATTTGAGTGATTGAGTCTACTGTTGCATTGCATGTTACTGCTGGATGAATGGCGTCGGCAGTTTTTCTAATGATTTCCAATTCCCAAGCCAAAAAGTCTGATTGTTCAGAGAAATCATCAACCTCAATTCTATCAGATTGCAAAAAAGGACTTGTTGTAACTTTTCCTTTTAGAGATACGTCTTTGACCGTTTCATAAGAGAACAAAGAAGATTTGTCTTCATTTTTAAAAATTGGTCTAATTTTTATAACATAGTCGAGATAATAAGAAAGATTGTCCCCGTATTTATCTTGATCAATAATTTCTGTATAATTTAAAGAGTTAATTCTAACATTAACATCAAAAGCGACAATATTTTTATCATAATAACGATATACTTTTCTATTGATTATTGCGGCCTCTTGGTCTCTCTCGTAAAGTTTATCGTAATCCCCTCTAAATTTATCAAAGCGCTCGTTGCCATCGACTAAAACATCAGTCGGCATACCATCATTACTAAAATCATAATTCGGCCCCAACATCTGTTCACTAATTTGTTTAGTGATTGTCAACTCATCATCAAAAATAGATTCAGCGCCAACTCCGGTTGCTCCCATTGGGGTGCCATTTACAAATTTAAATCTAATATTGCTAAAATTATACTTATCAGAAGAATCTAAAATTGGGACATTATTATAATAAACTGATCTTAGAACCCCTGAATTAATATTTGTTCCCGATAAAATACCATCATTGTAAGGGATGAATTCAGCTTCGGCCCAGCCAGTTCTTCCAAGGTACCCACCATGCATTCTGTAATAGCCAGAGACTAGACCTTGCATCGGTCCTTCGCCCAATAAATCTAATACTTCAATTTTTGTCTTAGAACTTGAACGCGCATAATTTCCTGCGACATTTACTGTTACGCCTTCACTTTCTATAACTGGCTGGCGAACGTCACCTCCTTTGAATCCTTGAATAATCATAATATCCGTCAATTAATTAATAACAATCAACAACGTCTCCATTATCAGTCTTATAGGAAACTTTGAAACTCGCAGCAACTCGATGAGAGCCAATTCTCAACTTCCCATAACCCACCTGAACAGGACGGCCCTCTCCTATTACATTAGCAGGGCCACTAAACAAATATGATTCAGATTGGGCCTCCAATTCGGGGGTCGAAGGTGGTTTTGAAAGTAGGTTTGATATTCCAGCGGCAAACATTCCTAAACCAGCTACAAACATTGCTGGACCCCAAGGCCCAAGGGTAGAAGATGCAACAATCGCTACAACCATCAGAACCGCTCCAACGACTGTCAATAAAGCATCGAATGCTTTCCCACTGCCCTCAATAACTGGCACAATATCTAATGTTTTAATCTTTCTTTTTATTGTCAAAGAAGAGTTTTTAACCTTTGATAGGTCGTCTTCTAATCCTTCATTGTTTTTGTAAATTTTATTATTAATGATAATTTTATAGCGCGCCTGTATTTTATTCTTTTGATAAAGAATGTTCGTTAGGCCATTTTTGGTTAAAGCGTCAATCGCTCGGACTGCTTCACCGACAGACTTTACCGACAAATTCCACTCTTTTTTTAATTTCTCACTGAGAAATCCATGAAGTCTAATTTTTGTTAATTCTTTTTTCTCTTTTTTCATTTTTTTAACCTCAATATTGAGTATGCTTTTTGTTTTATTTTGCCGGAATCAACCAAGTGTTTTAAAGATTGAACCTTTGATACAGAAAACGAAGACTGTCCAAGAAATTCTCCTTTCCCAATATAAACCATTGCATGACAAGCTGGTATAATACCCTTTTCTTTAAAAAGTAAAACATCATTAACTTTTAAATCATTCACTTCATAAAAATCAAGAGAGATGAAATAATCTTTCATTACATTTTTGAACTTCTCTTTGTTATAGGGACTGTTTGGCATATCCGTATAAGAAAGCAACCTCAAATCAAAAAACTTTTCATTCTTCAATACAATATTTAAATTTTGCGCGTAATAATCTTTCACCAACTCAATACAATCCAATGTGCCTAAAATAAATGGGCGGCCCAAAAGAGGAATTGGCTTATTACTGGGAGAGTAAAAACAGAAAGATTTGTCCAATAATGAGAATATTAGCCCCGATTTTTTTATTTTTTTGGCAATTAATTCATCTTCTCTAGAGGGGACTGAAGTTGAAAATGGATGAGTATGATAGGTGCAGTAAATATTATCTTTAATTGGCTCAAGTTGTTTCGGATCTATTAAAAAATGCACACCTTTTTTATTTGATATGTTTTTGCACGGAAATACGGTCCCGTCATTGAGGATCACGCCACAAATCTCCTCATAAGGATTTAAAAAAGCCAGCCCTTTAATGATTTCTTTTTGCTTGGTGAGAGTTTCGTCAATCATAATAGTTTTTTAAAGGCCAATCTTCCCCTTTATATCTTCTGATATTACCCTACAAGGGTCTACGATAAAAATTTGATCTTTTGACATAATGTAAACAAT